GGTAGTGCTTTTTTTACCAGTATAAGAACCAGTACTAAGATTTTCATTGGTTTCACCACCACCAGCATCATAACACCAAAAAGCGTCTGAACCGGTAGGAACGTGGGTATGTCCTGATTCTCCACTGGTTGTTCCTGAAAAAGTGTGGCCGTGGTCGGCACTAACAGTTCCAGTTGTTCCAGAATGGGTATGTCCCGGAATTTGAGCGGCACTTAAAGTAACCGAAGCCGCTCCGCCCGTGGCCGCCACGGCATACGAAGATCCGGCACCAACTATAAATCTATCCCTCAAATCGGGAGTTGAATTCGCTCCATTACACAAATACCAGCCTGAGGGTATAGAGACTATCGAGCCGCTCCAGAGAATTATCCCGCCCGAAGGCATACCGGTATTTATCGCCGTGAATGCGTCATCGAAATTTTGGTTGACCTCTGCCGAAGCCGCCGTGGTTGACGGAGAAAATGTATACGTCTTGGCACACCAGCTCATAATGTTTCAGCGTTAAACTTTAATTCTTCCTTTTCCCGCTCCATTTCCATTTCAGCTTTCAGTTTTTTCTTGGCTTTGGATTCTTCTTTTTTCGTTTCCCTCTCGAATTTATCCCTATTTTCAATTATATCTTTATGCCTTTTCTGTTCCTCTTCCAGTTTTTTCTTTTCAGCCTCGCTGGCTTTTTTGGAAGCAATAATGTTTTCCTCCTCCAGTTTCTGCTTTTCGGTTTTATCTTTTTGGATTTCAATTTTTGCCATCTCCTTAGACTTCTTTATTTCTTCATAGGCTTTCACATCCGGCTTTGAAACTTCCAAAGTAAGGTATCTGGCGAGCAATTTTTCCTTTTTTTCCTCCGGTATCAGCTCTGATTCCTTTATTTCCCGTTTCCAAGTCTTGTGATGCCGAAGCATTACTTTCTCCGCCGCCTCGCCAGACCAGACTTTTTCGCAATCGGCACAGATCGCAATCCGCATTAAAGAGTCATCGGAAAGCTTCAACGTCTTTTCCTTGTAATTCGGAAACCTCCGCTTTTTCAGGTCTTTTTCCTTGAGGTTGATGATCGGCTGGTCGCAGTGGCAACAGAAGCCGATCCGTATTTCTTCGATGTACATAATTTTATGAGCTAGGTGTGGTTGGATTGTTCACGGTCTGGGCATTTTTAAGATTTCGTGAAATATCTTCGATTCTCTTTGTGATATCCGGCTGGCGATTCGATATTTCCAGTCGGGCATATCCCGGATTATAGTGAACTTTCATTATCTGCAGAACCGTCGCCGCCGAGTTGGTAATGTCATAATCCCATGCATCCACGTCCCATTGCATCACATCCCAGAGATTGTATCCCTTAATGGTCGCTCCCAGAATCTTGACAGTCTGTCCCGGTTTGATTGATTCGATATTATAACCGATGTCTCCTTCCACTCCGTTGTTGTCGATGACATCCAGCGTAATCCGTATCTCGGGATTTGAGAACTCATCCAGCACCCGGCCGGCCATTGTGTCGGCCGTGGTTTCCACAATCACCCGTTCGTCCACCATTTTCTTGATATGCAAGCCGTAGCTTTCAATTGATCCGCCGGCTTCGTATTTTTTGTAAAACTTCGGGTCGCCGCCGCCGGTGAAATAAATCTTATTGATAATGTTTTCTGTCCGTTTCTCTTGCCGGTAGTTTATGAAATGCCGGCCGAGATGCAACTTATGGTCAGCCGCAACACTTTTTTCCTTATAATACAGAATGTCATCGGCGTCTATCCGGAAATACCAGCCTTCCGGCGAGAGTTCCAGGCATTTCTGGATAGCTTCTTGAACCGAGTTTGTGTTGAATGTGTAGGATACGGTCGTGGTGGGATCTTCAATCGAGCCGCCGTCGTAGTCCACCTTTCCTCCCGCCGCCGTGAATATGTCAAGAACTCCTTTTATAATATCCTCCGGTCCCTGCGAGAAATAATCCAATTCTGTGTCCCCGCTTCCGTTTTCGAGCATGAACAGATTTGTCTCCGTGTAATATCCCAGAAAGGTAACCATCATTGTCTCCTTGCTTCCTTCCAGATTCGGCTCGTAGCGTGAAATGAATCCCGAATAAATCAACACTCCGTTAGCTCCCGTATCCCGGTCGAAAACATAGAGCTTCAACTGATTTCCGAAATCCACGTCCTCTCCTTCGCCGAAAGCGAACACTCCTCGGGCCAACTTTACAACCAGTTCCGAAAAGCCTCCGTTAATTTCCCAAGTGAACGCCGGAATCGTAATAACATCCGTCCAAGTAGTGATGAAATTGCCGTCGGGATCGTAAATTTTCCATAAAAATCTTTTTTCATTGAATGCCATGGCTTATAAGTAGGATTTATAATACTGAATTACTAGATCATATTGTCGGGCAGATGCCGTTGTATCCACCGTGTAGGCATTCGATCCGATAACGAAATTGGGAAATATCCCGTCATAGTCAACTTCCGTTCCGTTCAGGGTAACTTTTTTGTTTTCGCAGTCTATTACCAGCACATCGGCAGCATTGAAGGCGGCGGTAATCCCGATCTTGTTGCCGTTGGCGGTGAATTCCAGTTTAGTTAAATCCGTTTCGCTATCTACCGTGATCGTAATTGTCGGTTTCGGCTCGGCCGTTCCCTCTATTGTTATCGTATCCTCGTATGAGGCGTCCGTAATATTGTTATTGGTGTCGGTAACCTGCGTCGGATTTTTGCCGATTCCTTGCGGGACTATAAACTTAAACGAAAACGGGGCGTGGAGCAGATGGTAGAAATCCCTGTCAACTTTCAAATCCTCGACATAAGCAACATATCTCCGGGTCGAATCGCCGTATCCGATGTCAAGATTCTTTCCTTTCCGGCTCATCAGTTCCTTAAATGTATCAACATTCGCTTCGAGATTAGCTTGCGATGTTCCGGTTATCTTGCCGGCCACCTCAAATATCTTTTCTCCGTATTCCGTGTCAACCACGATCGTTCCCCGCTCGCCGGCCAGATTTTCCCTCGTCAAATTCCTATCCGGCCAGAGGTCATGTTTTATATATCTCACAATGTATGGGCTGGCCATCAGGTCAACCGAATCGAATGACATTTGCATTAAACCGTGGCACCCAGCTCCCGCAATTCCGCTTTGCGGTTGACTGCGTTGATTATCTCGTTGATTAAATCATTCTTGTCGCTTATAACAGCTCCGGCGAAATTGAAATAGAAGTTCGCCACCAACCCACCCACCCTGTAATTCGGGATCACTTTCGAGCCGACCGGAAGCCGCACCAGCTCCGGGCCGGCTTCCCCGACCAGCGAGAGTTCCCCGCTCTGCGGATGCCCGCCTATCGCCCGTCCCCGGATGAATCCTCCGTGCTGATGGCTACCACCCCCGCCATACTCACCGGCTTTTTTTCCGGTGCTGATAACATCCCTTAATTTGTCAATGAATTTTCCCGCCCACCTTATAGCTTCTTTGAAATTATCAACATATTTGTCAACTACTGCGTTTATTATCCCGCCCAATCCCTTGTATCGCTCCGCAATCTCATCAGCCTGATCTGCCGCTTTTTTTCCCTCATCAACTAATTTCTGCATCTGATCCCGAGCAGAACCGGTATCCATAGAATCTATCCTACTCTGAAATTCATTCAATTTTTCTCTAGTTTTTATTGTGGTGGTTTGAACATTATAAATAACAGTCTGCAAGTCTTCAAATTCCTTAATAGCCTTGTATGTTATATAGGCCACGACGGCCGCCAGAGCCGCTATTAGCGTAACTGCTAATGCTCCGGCCAATCCAACTCCCACCGCTGTTCCAATTGCCTTGGTTACACCCATTATTGTCGTCCCAAAAGTATAAAATGCTTTTATCACTCCTCCCAAGAAAAGCATAACTTTCACCGCTTCGTAAATGGCAATCAATTTAATAATTCCTTCCCGATGCTCCCAGACAAAACCTATAATATCCTTAATCACTCCTACCAGCCATAAAACCGCTGGAATAACCTCATTGGTTATAGTTTTCCAAAATGACTGCAATTTTGCCTGAATCCCTTCTTTGCCTCCCATCTGCTCGATCCACTCCTGAACTTTAACTTTCGCCACGTCCACGGCGTCCTTCACCCAAGCGGCAATAGCATCCTTATTATTATTCACCCAAGTCGTAGCACCCGCCATAGCATTTTTAAAGATATCAAATAGTCCGGATTGAGTGATAACTTCCGCACCAAGAATCGTGAAGCTGTCTTTCAAGTTGGACATCAACTGATTGAAAGTCCCCGACATTAATGTGAATGAATTTTCGAATTTTCCGCCTGATTCTCCTGCCTTGGCGAAGGCTCCTTCCAAATCTGCGAAAGCGTCTTTGCTGTCTTTCACCATTTCAGCGGCTTTTTCTTTGGTGGTGCCGTAGTAGTCCGCCAGCATTTCCAGCACGTTAATGCCGGCAAATCCGAATTGCCGGATGTCCATTTCTGTAATCTTACCCACGTTCCCGATTTGCTGCAGGTTGACGATGATCCGATCAAGCTCGGCCTGCCCTTTTCCAGCCGCCGACAAAGCTTTTCCGACATTCAACAGCATCCGTTCCGATCTTGGCCCTTCTTTCGTCACCTGCGTTAAAAGCAAGTTGGCCTGAACCAGTCCGGGAAGTTCAAATGGCGTTTTGGCGGCGTCCCTTTTTATCATCTCAATCGTCTCATCCGCTTTTTCGGCACTTCCCAGAAGATTGACGAATCCCTGACGCCAGCTTTCAAGGTTGCCCGCCGTCTTGGCCGCCTGCCAAGCCAAAGCCACTCCAGCCGCCGCTACTGCGGCTATCCCTATCGCCGCCAGCGAAGCCGCCTTGCGGATGATGGCCAGTTCAGTTGAAAACATATTCCCGAATCCCCTGAAGATACTCCCCAAAAGACTGCCTTCCGTTCCTATCCCGGCCAGTTGCATCTTTAATTTGGCGATCTCGGCAGACGCTTTGTTTTGCATTGAAACCAGTATTGAAAGTTCGCTTGAATCACCTATTCCTAACATTAGTCTTGCTTAAATTCTTAGATTTCCACTCGGCGTGAGTATACTCCGTTGACATTTTGAGTTTTATGTATTCGACAAATTTTTTCGGAGCATCCAGATACTCCTGAAGACTCCAGCCTCCCATGTAGCGGCACACTTCTATTATCTCAAACTCAATCGGAAGCTGGACTCCTTCGCTTTCCTCGCTGTCGAGAAGCACGAAATAGTTCTTGACTATTTTTTTTTAGCCTCGGCGTCCAAGCTAGAAGTTTGGTACATTTTGTCGGCTTCCTTGGCCATCAACTCAACGTCTTTCATTCCCATTCCCTTGATGTAATCCTCGGTTATCTTGTCATTAACCTTGCCGTCCCTTTCGATCTTCGTTATTGCCACCGCCAGCAGTTTGTATCTAGCCTTAATCATCACGCCCGGATTGAATTTGAAATCCCGTTTCAATTTTCCGTCCATTCCCATGTCAAAATTAACGCTTTCAAAGAAGACCGACTGCACCTCATCATATTCACCTGCCGTAAGCTCCGGTTTCAGGTAGGCAACCGCACCGGACGGAAGCTCCATTTTTTTTAACTCCATTCGTTTCACTTAAAAATTAAACTTCGAGGGTGGAGAGTCTATCCCCACCCTCTGGCTAGCTTTAATAACTTGTCCCCGCCACGTCATTCACCACAGTCAGCGAGAATGCCTGCTGATCGCTCGTGTCATACTGGGCTTTCAGCACCTGATTGACATACACGATCTCGCCGGTTGAAAGCGGATCGGGGCTTTCCACTATTTTCAGATTGTTGAGCGTGATCCGGAACTCGTTGTAGGTTGAACCGCTTATCAACGAACCGAAACAGCGAATCACTAAGGCCCGTTTAGTCCGGCGAATCCACTCCTGAAGCTCCTGTCCCGTGTCGAGGAATCGCTTGACCGTAACGTCAACGCTGGACTGCTTTCTGAGAAGCGAGGCCGGATCATAGTTTCCGCTTCGCTTTGCTCCCTCGTCTGATTCAAACTCATGCACGATATCGAACTTCGAGCCTCGTTCCAGCCGTGTCTGTGCCGCCGTGAGAGCCGCCGCCGCCGTGTCGCCGAAGCGAAACTCGGTTCTGGCCCACTGGAAAGGCATGCCGATAGTCGGATTGGGTACCTGGGCTTTGATATAGCAGTAATCCCCGGTGGCATAAGTCCCAGTCATTGAAGCGGTCGTGATAATAGTCTTGGCGTCATTAATCGAGGTAATCGCCACATCCTCGGTGTCATCCACCGTCCCGCCGGTGACATTCACCAGCGTCAGCGTATCGTCCGCATGCACTCCCTTGGCCGGCTCCGGATCATAGTCGGTCGCCAGCGTCAAAGTCGTTCCGGAACCACTGGAGATCGGCATAATCGAAACGTGTCCGAGGGCCGAAACATTGAGACTCAACTTCATCTTGTTGTCGTCGAACTCCGGACTCAACGATCTCACTTCGACTCCGAAATAACGATGCACCACATTCCCTTTCAGAATGTCGAAAGTGTAGGAAGCTTCGGCGTCTCCTAGCGTCCACGGGTGGGTGTAGGGGGCTTCTTCGCCGGTCGTTGCTCCCTTGTCGAACATCATGTTCAGAAAATGCGGCAGAGTCTTCGGTTCGGCCAGCACCGAAATCTCCCCTTGATGATTCCGCTGTCCTTGCAGGATCTGATAAATTCCGTGCCTTTCGGCCATAATCGGATTGTCAAGATCCAGATTCTGGTTGGTGAAAAGGCTCTCGCTGTAGAGAGGAATGGCCACAGTCGGGACGACCGCTGTCCCCTTAGAGCTTTCTTTCCCGATCATTAAATAACCGAGATTGGATATTTTTTCCATAGTTTCAATTTACTAATTAAGTCCTGCCGGAAACCACGATCAGCTCGGATAACCTCGCCGTAACTCTGGCCTCTGCAGTTATAACGTCTCCCCGCTCCCGAATGCCGTACTCCACCCTTAAAAGTTGGTTGTGAACGATATTCGAAAGCGTAAAGTTTGTCCTTAAAATTCCTATTATTGTGTTTGATTTGTAAAGTCCCTCCGAATCCCGATTCTCAACTAATTCGATCAGCTTGCGATGGCTCACGTTTTCGTCCGGGTTCTTTCCCAACTCGGCCCGCTTGTCAATGATGATCCCAATCCCGATGGTGTGAACTATCTCATCCGTCCCGGTCGCTCCAGCACTTACTTCCTGGCTGTCGCCTTCCACATAAACGCAGGGCAGGTTGTTGGCCGGCGGTGCGATCGGATCGCCCTGATAAAAAGCCTTGATTTCCGGCGTGAGGGCGTCTTTTAGCTTTTCAATTATCTCGTCAATGATTCTTTGCATCAGAACGTGGGAGTATAACCGGTCTTCAGCCTGAACCCGCTTTTGCGGATGAAGTTGTCCAGCCCCTTGTGGAATATCTGGACGATGGACTGCTTCCTTTGATTGTCCAGTTTCATCATAACACGGCGAGGCAGTCTTGTCCTCGGCATCCTTGACTGGTGATACTTAAAATAATTAACCGTATTGAAAACTCTTGTCCACATATTGCTTGATTCGTATTGGAAGCTATCCCGCATCCTGCCCGTGGCCTCCAGTATTCCCCGCCCCGGATAACGCATTGCCTTGCGGGCGGCATAGGCCGGACTCAACGGTTTCCAGCTTTCGCCGATGACGCCTCCCCGTGTAGAGAATACCTGCCCCGCAAAAAAGTTCTGCAGATATTTTCCCGTCTCGGTGAATTCCGATCTCCAGTTTTTAAGATTCCAATCCAGCGTGGTGAGATTTCGGGACAGAGATTTTTCTCCTTCAATCGAAAATTGTAAATGGATATCTTTGAGCTAAATTATTAAAATGTTTTTAACCTCGTGAACATCCTACCGCCGCCGGCATTGTCTTCATCCTCATCCTCCGTACTTGAATCCGGCCAACCGGAGGGTTTTCCAGTGGCCACTCTCGCCAGCTGATTACCATCAGCATCCAGTAGAACCAGTGTCCGTTCGGAAATCTTTTTCAGCATATCCCGGCCTTCCCTTAACTTCTGCTTGGCCAGCTTTTCATACATCGGTTCGATTCCGGAGTATTGTTTGAAAAGAAGCCGGCCCGCCGAAAGTTGCTTGCAAATATCGGAGATGACCTCCGGAACATACGAAAGCGGTAAGGTATATGTCAATTTTAGGGCCGAATCAATCTCATTGGTTGATTTGTCCCGCATTTTGAGGATTTCTCCGTCGTTTATCCGGGCATTGTCGCCAAATCCCGCCTCTTCCCTTATATCATCAATCGAGCAGTAAGCCCCTGTGTCCCCGCCGTAGACCGCCACAGCATCGGCCAGAGCCGTTTCAACCGAAGTTTGAGAGTTGTAATAGGTGCATTTATACCGATATGATGCTGAACCGGCCGAATCCTCGAATAAAGTCCCGTCCGGATTGTCAATCTCAATAGTCTTCGGATTGGTTATGCCCGTCAATGCCGAGTAGAGTCCCGAATCAACTGCCGTCTCCTTGTATAATTTTCGCTGGTCGTAAAAAAGTTTCACTACTTCATCGTCGTCCTTGTGGGCGTGCGTGAGAGCCACCGCCAGCGTAATGATATTTCCAGAAATATTGCTGATTTTGCGAAGCTCGCTTTTGTCATTTCCTCGTCTGCCAATACGCAAAAAGTCATTGGCCGCGTAGTCCGAAGCCCGCTCCACCGTCAAAGTGGTAGCCGCCGCTATCGAATCGGCGTCAAGAAAAGTTTTTTCACCTTCGTTAACCGATTCATTTGATGCGATAAAGT